CCCCCAAACAGATAATTTAATTAAACAGTGTTATATTAATGTTTCACGATGTTTCACCTTAGTTTCACCATGGTCCCCCATGGTCCCATGCTCGCCCCCCCAATTAGAGGCTGTAAACATGTATACGGATATTGCAATTGTTCTATATTTGTTCTATATTACTATTTTGTTATATTAATAAACATTAATATTCAATTATTAGATATAGTTGGTGCACTTTTAACCCTTTTTTGCCCTTGGGAGAGGGGGTTGATAGGGTAGGTAGTGTAGAAAGGTGCGAGATTGTGGATAATAGTGAGGATAGGGGTGCGCCTATGGTGCGATTGTTGTGACGATTTGTGACGATTTGTGCATATTTGGGTGTGAGGTTGGGAGAGTAATATAGTTATATTGCTCGCGTTGGGGTCTCTGAGGGTATCCGATGTTATGCCCATTTTCAGCCCCCTCTCTATTCCAACTAAAATCAAATAACATCTCTACACTCTCCTATGTTAAACATATTCTCTACCTCCAAGTGTCTACACCAAACACTTACTACCTCCAAATATCCCTAACATCCCCTACCCTCTCTACCCTCCCCAAAACTAAAAAACTTTTTGACAGTTGTCCTTTGCTTTTACTGTGGTGAGTTTAAAAAGGGCCGAAATTTTTTCTATAATACTATCCCCAAAGTAATCTGGGACCGTGGGAAGTGGGACCGTGGGAACCTGGGAAGTGGAAGTGGAGACATGGGGAGTATGGACCTTGGGCATCATGATCAGGTATGATAAATAGATTGTATTGATTTTTTTTAATTGTAAGGAGTATATTATGAGTTTTGGAGGCGGACCATCACCAGAAGAGCAAGCAAAGCAGCAGGAGGCAGCTAGGGCTGCTGAAGCAGCCCGCTTGGCAAAAGAGCAGCAGATTAAGGATGCTGAGACTTTGAAGAAGACTTTAGCATCTAAGGCATCTCAGGCAACTTCAGAGGCTGCAGCTAGTGCTCAACGTCAGACATTTTTAGCAGCAAAAGCAGGTGATGTTGCTAATAAGGCATCGTTGGGAAGTAGTGATGAAATGACTAAGAAGAAAACATTGTTAGCAAATTATGGCAAATAGTGTAGAAAAGTTTTTGAGTATGTTAGGAGAGATTGCACCTGCTATTTCTCCTAATGGGGTTGATCCACAGAAGGAGGCTGCAAAGTTTAGTGGAGTAGGGCAAGTGAATCAGTATAATAAATATGTTATGCCAAGTTTGCAAATGCAGGTTGGGAGTAGAAAGACTGGAGAGACTTTATTGTCATCTATTGGTGGTATAATATATCCTAACAAAAAGGAATAAAAATGGAAGAGAATTTAAATAGAAAAAAGATTGGGGGATTGATAAAGAAGACTTATGATCAGTTGGTGAATGAGAGAAGACCATTAGAGAAGGTATGGAAGGATGCATATCGTTATACGTTCCCATTGAAGGGGCAATATTTGGTGAATTATAGTGAGGATGGGATTTCTAATGCAGTGAATGCAGGTGCTGATCAGTCATCGTTGTTTGATAGTACAGCTAGTGAGAGTGTATCTTTGTTGGCAGCTTCAATAATGTCGGGGTTGACCCCAAATGCTAATCAGTGGTTTAATTTTAAGATCCCTGGAGTTAAGTTTGATGATTTGCCGTTTGAGGTAAGGAGTTGGATAGAGACAGCAGCAAAGCAGTTGTTTAATTTGATTCATAATAATTCAAATTTTAATGCTGTGGGTATTGAGTGTTTTGAGGAGATGGCAATTGTAGGGATGTTTGGACTTTATATTTCAAAAGAACCTGGTGAGAACTTTGTTTTTGAACTTTGGCCGTTGGATACTTTGTATGTGCAGGAGAATGCAAAGACAGGGGTGATAAATCAGACTTATAGGTTGATGTCGTTGACTGCTGCGCAGGCAGAAGCAAATTTTGGGTTTGATAATTTACCTGATTATATTAAGAGTGTTTTGAATAATAATCAAGATGATGTTAGAAAGTTTGAATTTATTCATTGTATAAGACCTCGTGATAAGAGAGTTAAGTTTGCAAAGTTGACAAAGGATTTGCCATTTGCTAGTGTATATGTTGATAGAAAGACAGGATTGGTAGTTAAGGAGAGTGGTTATAATGAGTTTCCTGTAGTAATTCCTCGTTGGACTAAACTTCCAAGGACTGCTTACGCAGTAGGACCAGTGAATAAGGCATTACCTGATATTAAGACTTTGAATAAAGTTGTAGAGATGATGTTGATGAATGAGGAGATGGCAATTGCAGGTACTTATGTTGCAAAAGCAGATGGATATTTGAACCCTAATTCAATAAAAATTGGTGCAAGGAAGGTGATATTTGCACAAGATCCAAAGAATATTATACCTTTGTCATCTGGTGGCGATTTTAGAATAGCATTTGAAGAGATTGTTAGGTTGCAGCGTCAAATTAAGTCTGTTATGATGGCAGATGAGTTAGAACCTATTCAAAAAAATTATGCATCTGCAACAGAGGTTGCTCAGAGAACGCAGATTGTAAGGCAGATTTTAGCACCGACCTTTGCTAGATTGAATTCAGAGTTTTTGGAGAGTTTTTTGAATAGAACATTTCAATTAGCGTTAAGAGATGGTTCAATTATTCCACCTCCACCATTGTTAGCAAATGTTGAGTTAGTTCCTGAGTATTCTACTTCTATGGCAAGAGCACAGAAGATGGAAGAAGTTACAGCAATGACACAGTTTGAGCAGTCATTGGGAGCAACTGCACAATTTAACCCCTCTGTGCTTGATATATATGATTTTGATGCTGCTACATTACGTAAAGCGCATTTATTAGGTGTACCAAGTGATGTAATAAGGTCAAAAGAGCAGGTTAAGAGAAAGAGATATGAGGAACAGAAGGCAGCAGAGGCAGCGAAACAGCAGCAAATGCAAGAGCAGATGGTTCAAGATCCTCAGATGATGAGAGTTGGATTGGATGCAGCTGGTGGCGCTGAAGGATTACAAAAATTAATGGGAAATCAACAATGAAAAAGCAGAGTGAGTTAGTTAAAAGTGCTATTAATGATATTTTGAATAAAGTCTTTAGAGAAAATGCTGAAAGAGAAGGGATGGATAGATATTTTGATAAAGATTATGCAAGTTTAATACCTGAGTTAGGTCTTTTTGAAATTCAGGTAGCAATAGTAGCATTAGCAAAGGAATTAACAGCAGAATCTAAATATTATAAGAAGATAGAAGATGATAAATAGTGAATTATATTATAACCTTTTTAAAGAAGGTGCAGGGGAGAAAGTTCTTTTAGAACTTACTGGACTATATTATGATAGGATTTCGTATACACGAGGAGATCCTTATGAAACGGCATATAAGGAAGGACAAAGAAGTGTATTGGAATTTATTTTACGAAAAATTGCCGAAAAAAACTTTTTAAATCAACAAGAGGAAATATAAATGGATAACATTTCAAATGAACAAGGGTTAGATGTAAACCAAACTTCAGGAGATGCCCAACCAACCAGTGTAGAAGGTTCATCATTGAGCCAGGGACAAGGTCAAGTTAGCATTCCTGAGAAGTTTTTAGTGAATGGAGAACCTGATTATGATAGACTTACAAAATCGTATTTAGAATTAGAGAAAAAAATTGGAACTAAAATTGGAGTATCAGATCCAACTGAATATGATTTCAAATTTCAAAATGAAGATAGTTGGAATGCTGAGCAATTCAATGATTTTAAGCAAAAAGCAGTTGAATTAGGTTTGAGTAAAGAGCAATTTAATTTTGCTATGGGAGTATATGAGCAGAATGTACAACAGTTAGTAGAATCATTTACTCCTTCAGCAGATAAGACAACAGCATTATTACAGCAAGAGTGGGGTAAAGATTTTGAGTCTAATTTAACCTTAGCATTTAATGCTTTTAATGCATTTGCTCCTGAAGGTATTGATGTGAATGATCCTGCAATTGGTAATAATCCATCAGTTATTAAATTGTTGTCAAGTATTGGTCGTCAGATGGGAGAAGATTCAGGAATCAACACTAATGCTGATGTTAAAGGTTCTGGAGTTTCACCACTTGAAATTCAAGAATATATGGCAAGACCTGATTATTTCACAAATAAAGAAGTTCAAAAAATAGTTTCAGAATGGTACGCCCAAGGAAATAAATTATAATGAAAATATGTTTTACTTTATGGAAAAAACACTCTAAAAATTCTATAAATAGTAATAGCATTCTAAAAAAGATGGACAAGGTTACTTACCCCCGTCAAGTAGAAACATCGCCCCATCAACTTGATGGACAAGCTGATAGTACTAACGTACTGAACAATGACCTCTTAAATTAGAAAAAGGATATAACAAATGAGTACAAGTGTAAATACAAGTTTTATTACCCAATGGAACGATGAAGTTAAACAAGCATACCAGCAAAAAGGTTCTAAATTACGTGATGCAGTTCGTGTAGTAACTGGTGTAACTGGTGATACTTACAAATTCCACAAATTAGGTACTGCTTCATCTGGTTCAAAAACTCGTGAAGCTGAACTAACTGCAGTCAACCCAACCCATTCAGTAATTTCTGTATCTTTAGCAGATCAGTATTCACCTATCTTATTAGATGAATTAGATCAGTTAAAAACCAATGCAGATATGCGTAGAGAGTATGTTATGGCATCTGCTAATGCTCTTGGTCGTTGGACTGATGGTGTAATCAATACAGCTCTATTAGCATCTAACACTAATGGAACAACTCTTTCTGGTGGTTTAACATTTGCAAAAATCACTGAAGCATTAACATTATTAAATGGTGTAGATGCAGATCCAGAAGATCGTTTCTTAATTGTTAGTGCAAAACAAATTTCAGAAGCATTAGCAATTTCTTCTTTAACAAGTTCTGATTATGTTACTATGCGTAATGTAATGAATGGTTCTGTTGATTCTGCATTAGGTTTCAAATGGATTATGTGTAATCAATTGACTAAAGACAACTTAGATGCAGCTGGTGGTGCTCAAGCAAATACACGTCACTGCTTCGCTGTACATAAAAATGCAGTTGGTCTTGCTATTGGTCAAGATTTAAAAACAGAAATCAATTATGTACCAATGCGTGATGCAACATTAGTAAATAGCAAAATCTCCTTAGGAGCTGGTGTTATTGAAGCAACAGGTGTTATTGAAATTGGTTGCGTAGAATAATCTATAAAGTAGTAAATACTTTATTAGGAAGGGTTGGTTGGTGCAATGCCTTCCAACCCTTTTTCAGTTTATAAGGAGATACAATGTCATCACAAGTAGAAATATCAAATGCAGCGATTATTGCCGTTGGCGGTGATGTCATTGCATCACTAAATGATTTGACACCAGAGGCAATAACAATTAATGCTATTTGGAGTCAAGTTAGAAAATCTTTATTACGTGCCAATTTATGGAATTTTGCTACAAAACGTGTTGAACTTGCTCAATCAGCAACTCCACCTAATTTTGATTATAGTTATCGTTATGCACTTCCTTCAGATAGTTTAAGAACTGTACAAGTATGGACTAATGATGATTATAAAGTTGAAAATGGATTTATTGTAACTAATTCAACAACTTGCTTTTTAAAATATGTAGCAGATATAACTGATGTAAATCAATGGACAGCAGATTTTTGTGAAGTAATGTCTGCAAAACTTGCTTCTGAGATTGCATATGCAATTACAAAAGACAAAGCAGTTCAAAATACATGCTGGCAAATTTATACTGCTAAGTTTCAAAGTGCATGTTGGATTGATGGTTCTGAAGATATTCAAGACGATTTCCAATTTGAGCAATCATTCTTATTTGCAAGGAATTCATAATGGCAATAGTTAAATTAGTACAAACTGACTTTACTTCTGGTGAAATATCATCAAAAATGATAGCGAGGACAGATATTGAGAGTTTTAAGCATGGTGCTAAAGAAATAACTAATGCTTATCCTTTACCTCATGGTGCTTGTACTTCAAGAAGAGGTACCATTTTTTTAGGTGAAGTAAGAAATTCAGAATTAAATACTAAAATGATTCCATTTATTTACTCAAGAACTCAATCTTTTGCATTGTTGTTTAATGATGGATATTGTAGAATTATAAAGAATGGAGCATATGTTTTAAGTAGTGGATTACCTTATGAGTTTATAATTCCATATTTAGATGATGAGTTAGAAGATATTCGTTATACTCAAGTTGGGAATGTATTATACTTAGTTCATCCAAATCATCAACCAAAACAGATTAGAAGAGTTGCAGATGATTCTTGGACAATCTCTAATATTGACTTTAATTATAATGCTGTTAGTGATTATTGGTATGAAAATGCTAATTTAAAGTTTAAGATTATAAGTGGTACAACTGACTTTGTTGTTGGAGATAGTTTTTTTATTGATACTTCTTCAGGAGTTAGTTGGGTTAAAGGAACTTTACCTTCATCTCGTAATTGGGTTGATGTTGTATATGGAACTGACAAATTCGTAGCAATTGCAGCAAACTCTGCAGTTGCAATGACTGCTCCAAAAGGAACTACATGGACTGGTAGAACTCTTCCTGCTACTCGTAATTGGTCAGGAATTGCTTTTGGTGCAGGAAAATATGTAACTTGTGCAAATGCTTCTAATACTTGGGCAAAAAGTACTGATGGTATTACATGGTCTTCACTTTCAGTTGGAACTTCTGCTGCTTGGACAAGTATTACATATGGTAATGGGAAGTTTGTTGCTATTGCATCAGGTGGAACGAGTGTATTATATTCAACAGATGCTGTAACATGGAATGCTGCTACTCTTCCTTCATCTCAAACTTGGACTAAAGTTGTATGTGGTGGCGGATCTTTTGTTGCTATAGCAAGTGGAACTAATGTTTGTGCTACTTCTATTGATGGTATTACATGGACAAGTAGAACTCTTCCTACAAATACAACTTGGACAAGTGTAGTATATGGTAATGGAACATTTGCTGCTATTGCATCAGGTGGTACAGTTGCTGCCTATTCTACTGATGGTGGAGCAAATTGGACAAGTGCAACTCTTCCTTCAACAGGAAGTTGGAAAAGTATTACTTATGGTAATGGAACTTTCGTTGCAATTGCCTCAAGTTCCACTGCAACTGCAGTAAGTAATGATGGTATTACTTGGATTGCAGGTACTATAAATCAAAGTTTAAATTGGAATGTTGTTTATTTTAATGCAAATACTTTCATTTCACTTCCTAATACAAGCAATTTATTCTCTTCAGGTACTGGAGGAACTTTAACTATAGGTTCTAATACTGGTAATGGAACAATAACAGCAATTGATATAAAGGGAACAACAAGTGAATTATGGTCTATTTCTTGTGTACTTGCTACAGCAGAAAGACAAGAATGGGAAGTTGTTGGTTCAGTTTCTGGAACTTTAATTTCAACATGGACAACTAATAATTATCCTCAGACTGTAGTATTTCATGAACAAAGATTATATTTTGGTGGAACTCCTAATGAACCTCAAACTATTTGGGGTAGTGCAATAGGAAACTTTACTGAATTTACTTTAGGTCCAAAAGATAATGATGCTCTTCAATTTACAATTGCTTCAAATCAGTATGATGAGATGATAAATATGTCATCTGGTAGATATTTGATTCCATTTACTTATGGTGGCGAGTTTGCTATGATGGGATCTACAACTACTGGTATTACTCCATCTACAGTTAGAATTATGCCTCAAACTTATCATGGTTCTAATAATATGGTTCCATTAAAAATTGGTAAGGAAATCTTATTTTGTCAACGAGATGGTAAAAAAGTTCGTGCTGTTTCTTATTCTACAGCAGAAGATGCTAATACCGCGCCCGATATTTCAGTTCTTGCTGAGCATTTATTACAAAGAAAAGTAAGAGAAAGTGCTTTTGCTCAAGATCCAGATTATGTTTCTTGGTGGGTAATGGATGATGGTTCTTTACTTTCCTGTGTACATATGAGAGATTTCTCTATGACTGGTTGGAGTAAACATGATACAGATGGTGGTTTATTTAGAAATGTAATTTGTATTCCTGAAACAAATCAAGATACAGTGTACTTTATAGTTGAAAGAACTGTAAATGAGACTACTTATAAATTTATTGAGTACTTTGATTATCAAAATGAAATATATTCTGATTGCTCTTTAATAGGAACTTCTATAACTCCAACAACATTATGGTCAGGTTTAACTCATTTAAATGGAAAGACTGTAACTATAGTTGGAGATGGTGTAGTTCAACCTTCTAAGTTAGTAACTGCTGGTTCAATTGTTTTAGATAAAGCAGCAAGTGAAGTTAAAATAGGATTGGCATATACTCCACTAATTAAGTTACATCATCCTGTGATTCCTAATGTATTAGGAACTTCGCAAGATGGTAAAGTCTCTATAAATAAGATTGTTGTAAATCTTCAAGATACAGTAGGTTTAAAAGTAAATGGAACAGAAATACCTTTTAGAAAAGTAAGTATTGATCTTCTTGATACTCCTATTGCTAAATTCAGTGGAGTTAAAGACATTAAGAATTTAGGTTGGGGAACACAAGAGTATATGGTTTTAGAACAACCTTATCCTTTACCATGGACAGTTTTATCAACAACTTTATATGTGATAAGTAATGATTAGAAAAATTGAAATAACAGATTTAGAAAGAATTAAAGAAATAATTATATCAGAAAAAGTGAGTGATGAAATAGAATCATTTAAAAACTTAGATATGAACTATGATAAAGCGGTTGAAACAGTTAAATATTGGATTTTAAGTAAAGATAGTTTAGTGTTTCTTGATGAAGAAGATGGTGAAATAACAGGATTTATTTTTGGAGCAGTTTATTCTCCATGGTGTGCTAATGATAAACACGCAGTAGAATATATCTTGTATGTAAGAAAACAATTTAGAGGAAAAAAAATAGCAACTAATTTATTAAAAGAATTTAATAATGCAGCAATAAATGCAGGTTGTAAAGAAATACATACTGGCATTGTAGTTTCAAATAGTAATTCAAGGATAAGATTAAGAATTTTAACTAAATTAGGTTATGAGACTTCAATGTTTTATTTAAAGAAGGTAATAAATGAGTGATGAAATTGTAGTTTTTGATAAGAAGTTTGTTGATCCTGAAGATTTTAGAAATGCAATAATTTATGTTGAATCTCAATTAAAGGAAAAACCTCAAGTTGAGATTCAAACAAGACATTATTTCTCAAATGGGATGTATGCAAGAGAAATCTTTATTCCTAAAGGAACTGTTTTAACTGGAGCAATTCATAAAACTGAACATTTATGTGTAATGCATGGTGATTTAGAAATATCTTCAGAATTTGGAAATACTCGTTTAACTGGTTATCATATGTTTAGTTCTTCACCAGGAATTAAAAGAATAGGATATGCTCATGAAGATACATACTTTACTTCATTACATCCAACTGATTTAACTGATGTTAAAGAATTAGAACAGAAATTAGTCTGTTATTCATATGATGATTATACTGAATTTCTTTTAGAACAAGAGAAAACAAAATTTTTAAAAGGAGATACTTTATGAGTTTCGCAGTATCAGCAGTAGTAGTTGGTGTAGCTGGCATAGGAATGTCTATGTATGGAGCCAGTCAACAAGCATCAGCACAAGAACAAGCAGCAAAATATCAAAATGAAGCAGGTGGTAGACAATTAGCGCAAAGTGAATGGGAAGCAAAACAGATTTGGCACGAAGCTGAACAACAATCTAAGATAATTCGAACAAAAGCAATTCAAATGCGTGGAACTCAAGTTGCCCAACAAGCTGCTTCTGGAGTTTTAATTGGAGATGGATCATCTCAAACATTATTAGATGAAACTCAAAAATTGGCTGAACAAGATGTAATGTCAACACTATATAATGGTGCAAGAGGTGTATTAGCAAAAGAAGAAGCAGGAAGATTAGCAGCTCAAGATGCTCGATTCCAATCTCAACAATTATACTCAGCAGCACAATCTACAATGATTGGTGCTACTGCTTCTGGATTATCGTCATTAAGTTCTCTTGCATTAGGAGCCAAAGCGAATTTTGGCGGAGGCGGTAAAAAATGATTACTTTTTTAATTAAAGGAAAATATTAATGGCAATTAAATTACAAGTTCAAGATCAATTAGGTGGCCGTACAGGTTTTGCTGCAGCAAGTCAAATCCAAAGAGGTGTAGATACTTTTGGAAATATACGTCAACAAGCAATAAATCTACCAACTGAAAATGTAGGTGGAAATATTTCTGCAATACTTGCTGCAGGTGAAGCGGCAGGAAGAGCATCACAACAAATAGGAAAAGGATTACAAAGTATTAGTGAATCTTTAGTAGGTATGGCAAAAGCTGAAGATGATACTAATGCTCAAAAAGCACTTGTTGAAATTGATAAAATTCATTCTGATGTAAGAAATAAGAATTTAGAAAGAGCAAGTAAAGGTGAAATTACTTATTCTCAATTAGCAGAAGAAAATAGAAAAGAAATTGAAGCAGCAACTGCTACATATATTGATGGTGTACAATTTAATCTTCCTTCAACAAGAGATAACTTAAAATTAAAAAATCAAAGTGTTATTAATGATAAGTTTGATATTGATACAAAATTAGGAATTGAACAGATTGCAAAAGAAAAAAAACAAGGTTTTTTAAATACAGTTGATAACGTTTTAAGTACAGTTAAAGATGGACCTGAAGGATTCGCTTCTGCATCAAAAGCAATTCAAACTATTTATGATGATCCTATGACAACAGTTTTAGGTTTTGAAACTGTAAAAGCACATATTAAAGAAAAAACTGATGAAAGTATAAAAGATTACCTTAGTGGAATTATTACTAAAGATCCTAAAAAGTTTTTATCACTTATGGATGAAGGTCGTTTAGATGGAATGTTGATTTATAAAAGTGAAGAAGAAAAACAATTATATAAAGATGCTGCTAATCTTCAAATAATTAAAAATGATAATGCTGCTCTTGAACAATATAATAAACAATCAGATAAACTTAAAGATACTATGTCTTTGCAAATGGCAACTGGTACAGTAATTCCAGTTCAAGATATTCTTTCAAATCCTAATTTATCGGATCAACATAAAACCCAATTAGTAAATCAATCAAATGAGTTAAGTGGTAATACAATAGCAAAACAACGTCAAAGAAATGAAATGAATCAAAAAGTTCAATCAGCAGGTGGTTGGTTGGGCGTATTAAATGCTGAAGAAAATGATATGTATATGCGAGAAAATTTTCCAGGATTATATGAAAATGCATTTAAAGATCAAAGAAACGCTGTATCTTCTATTATAGGAATTCAAAATGCAGGTGGAATTCCTCCAGAAGGCATGATAACTTTTGCAGTTGCTGAACTTCCTTCAAATTCAACTCCAGAAGATCAAAGAACTTGGTCTCAAAATGTTTTGCAACTTAATAAATCATTAGATCCTAAATCAAAAAATTCTGATAAGGTTCAACAGTCAACTGATATAGCATTAAGAATGACTAATTTTGGTGAAGATTTTAATACAGCAAAAACAAATTTATCAAGTAAAGAAAATATAGATAAGTTAACAAAAAGTTTTGATCCTACAGAATGGGATAAACATTCTGCTTATAAAGATGCTCCTAATTTTATTGCGGATAAATTAGGAGTAGATGCAGAAAAAATTCCATTAGATTCAGTGGTAAAATTTAAAGAACAAGTAAAATTAGAATCTATAAAAGGTGGAACTAAAGATGAAATTACTCAACGAGCAATTGATAAGTTGAATTTAAGTAAAGTTGAAATGCCTAATGGAGAAGTATTTGTAATGCCTAATGCTCCAATAATTCATAATAAATTTAAAGAAAAATGGAATTCTGAATTGAAAGTAAAATTAGAAGAGAATGGAATTAAAAAAGGAGCATTAAAACCACAAGTAAATTTTGATCCTAATAAACCTTCATATTATATTACAGATGACAATGGTTATCCAAAATATGATAAAAATGGTGATTTAGTGACAATTTCTCCTGATTTTCAAAAATGGGTTGATGAACTTCAACAAGAAAAAACAGCAAAAGAATCTGTCCCAAGAACTTCATTAGGATATTCTTTAGCAGGAACACAATTATCAATTATTGAACATAGTTATCCAAATACTCTCGGGAAATATAAAGGTGTTTTAGATGCAATGTGGTTAGCAGAGAGTGCAAGAGGTAAAAATTTAAAAAGTCCAGTAGGTGCTGAAGGTCATTTCCAATTTATGCCAGATACTGCAAAGCAATATGGAGTTGATAATCCTTATGATTTTAAACAATCATCAGAAGGTGCTGGTAAAATGATGAATGAAATGTTATCTAAATATAATGGAAACTTAAATTATGCTCTTGCTGCTTATAATTGGGGAACAGGAAATGTTGATAAATGGATTAAAAATGGTGCAAAATTTGAAAATCTTCCATCTGAAACTCAGAATTATGTTACTAAAATCAATAAAACAATGCAAGGATAATAATGGATAAGATTGCTGAATCACTCACAACTAATAATCAACCTGAAACTCCTGTAATAAAACCTGTTAAATATGAAACAGGTATTGCATCATCATATTTAACAGGTGCTCAAGTTGCTTTTTCACCAGAACAAGAGGCAGCAATACCAGAACCAATGCCTCAAAATACTTATTTTTCTAATTTATTACGAGATGTAAGTAAAGAAGATATTGGAGTTGTTGAAGCAGCATTTGATTCAGATAATACTGCTGTTAATGCTTATCAATTTTTAACAACTCCTGAATTTACTCCTGAAGGCAATTTTAATATTTTAGATCATAAAGACAAACTATATGGTCTTGAAGATTATTTGTCAGATTTAGTACAAGTAAAATCAACTAAAGAACTTGATTTTAAATTACAAAAAATTGCAAGAGAACAAAGAGGTCGTCAAGTTATAGAAGAATCAGGAAGTTTAATAGGTATTGGTGCTACTCTTACAGCAAATCTTTTAGATCCAATAAATCTTATTCCAGTTGTTGGTGAATCAGTAAAAGCAAAAATGGTTGCAGCTGCTGCAGTAACTGCTTTATCTGAAGGTGTAAATCAAGCAAATCAAATAACTCGAACAAAAGAAGAAAGTGCTCTTAATATTGCTGCTTCAGGTATAGCAATTGGAGGTTTAAATGTTTTTGCTAAACAATTAGGAAAAAGAACTCAAGCAGTTGATGATTTAACAGCACATTATAATGAAAATCCAACTCAACCTATAATAGTACAAGTTGGAGATACAACACCAAAATCCCTTTCAGCAGCTGCAACTCCTTCTCATGTTTGGTCATCTGATGATACTAAACTTTCAGGATTTGCTCCTATAACTGCTTTAGCAAGAGCACCTAATGTAAATGTTTTAAACTCTTCAAATGGTGCAGCAAGAAGTATTGTTAATGAACTTACTAATCATTCATTTGAATTAGTTGGACATGCTCAAGGTAAGACAACAAGAACTGTTGAAAGTGCAATAAATGGTAGAAAAGCTGATTATCTTGGGAATATTGAAAAAGATTTAGCATCAGAATATAATAGTTATATTAAATCAACAAATCAAAAATTATCATTTGATGACTTTAAAAATTTAGTAACAAAAGAAGCACTTGGAGTAGATACTGGTATAGCAGCAGCAAAAAGTGCTGCTAAGTCTGTAAATCGTTTATTTGATGAAGTTGCCTCTGA